AACTTTATGCAAGATGGAACTAAACCATGAGTGATGTCAAGGCTTATTTATATTCAGTTAAAGAAGAAGATTGCGCTGCTGATAAATGGGACTATGGCTTAATTAAAGAAATTTTTACTAAAAATAAAATTGAACAAATTAAAGTAACTAAATTACCTAATGTAGAAAGAGCATTTGTTGTAATCCCTGGACCACAAAATATAGATTATGAGGATCAAATATCTGAAGAGTTAAGTAAAATAGGCAGGGTAGTTTTATTTATTACTGGAGATGAAAGTGCTACGTTTAAAATTAATAAGATAAAACATGATAATGTTGAAATTTGGATTCAATACCCGCATGAAAAACATGCACAATACAACAAATTAGCCCTTGGAGTTCCACAGCATTTATCTAAAAACTTACCAGAGTATCAAGATAAATCGTGTGATGTATTTTTTTCAGGACAAATAACTCATCAAAGAAGACAAGAACTTGCAACTATTATGCCTAATATCCCAAACTCTTTTTACAATCCAACTAATGGTTTTGCAGAAGGATTAAAACCAAAAAACTATTACGATAAGATGAGCATATCAAAAATTGTCCCCTGTCCAAGTGGTGCCGAAGTGATAGATTCGTTTAGATTTTATGAGGCAATTGAGATGCTTTGCTTGCCTATAGGAGATAAATTAAATTCAAAAATGCAAAATACAAATTTTTTTAATTTTGTTTTTGGAGATCAAAACTTAATAAGAAGTGTTGATAACTGGCAACATCTTCATGACTTATTGCCACACCTTTTAAATATTTATCAATCTGAAATGCATAAGATTGTTTGTTGGTGGATTAAATATAAAAGAGATTTATCAATTGAGGTTATGAGGCAGATAAATGCAAAAATCTGACGTAACAATTATAATTCCAACATCTTATATACCTAGCCATCCTAGTATTAAAGTAATAGAAACAACAATTAAAAATACTAGATTTCACTTTCCAGATAGTGAAATTATTTTACAAATAGATGGAATTAGAATAGAACAAGCAGAATATAAAAAAGATTATGATGAGCATAAAAATAAAGTGCTTTGGAAATGTTTACACGAGTGGCAAAATGTATTACCAATAATTTTTGACGAGCATAGTCATCAAAGTACTATGATGAAAAAAACTATTAACCTAGTTCAAACACCATTAATTCTTTACATTGAAGGAGATCTTCCTTTAAGAACTGACAGAAATATTGACTGGAATAAATGTTTAGATATGTTTGAATACAATAAAGCAAATACAATAAGATTTTATTTAAGAGAAGAACTGCCACAAGAGCATATTCATATGATGTGTGGTCAAGAAGATATTTTTATGAAAACTGTTCAATGGAGTCAAAATCCACATTTAAGTTTTACTAATTACTATAAAAATATTATTTTGCCAAATATTGGTGAAAGAAATTATATTGAAGATGAATTTTATGGAAAAGCACAAGTTGATTGCGAGTATTTGCCTGGAGAACAACCCATCATCGTAGATCCATATGTTTTTAAAATTAGAAATTGGGAAGCACATAAAATGTTTATTTATTATCCAGATAATGGACAAAATGTAAGCAGAGTCTTACATTTAGATGGAAGACAAAGCACTAGAAAATTTACACAAGATGATGAATTTTGGTCATACAAAAGCATTGAAGATGCAAAAAAAATATTAAAAGAATCAGAAATGTTTAAAAATGAGAAGGATATTTTATGAGATTGGGAATCATAGCAAGATCAGACAACACTGGCCTTGGTAATCAGACTAGAGAGTTAGTTAATATGCTTAGTCCTGACAAGATTCTTTTAATTGACTCTACCCCGTTTAATAACAACAAGCAGCATCCAGAGTGGTATAACCAATACAGTTGTATTAAGACACAGGGTTTTCCATCTGTTCAACAAATAAAAATGTTTTTAGGAGATGTAGATGTCGTATTAAGTTGTGAAACATTTTATGATCAAAATTTTATAAGGTTTGCAAATAAACGTGGAGTAAAAACTATTTTGCAGTACAACTATGAATTGTTTGGCCACTTATCAAACCCAGAACTACCACTACCAACTGTGTTACTATCTCCCAGTTTATGGCAAATTGAAACAATTCAAAGTATGTTTGGAGATAGAACAAAAGTAATTCATCTTCCACCCCCAACTACTCCTGAGTTGTTTGTAACTGCAAAAAACAATAATATTTCTAAATTACACAATAGACTATTACACATTGCTGGAAAGAAAGCAGCCAAAGATAGAAACGGTACTGAAACCGTAATAAATATGCTAAAGCACTCCAAAGCAGATTATGAATTAGTTATTAGAAGTCAAAGCGAAATAGTAACTAGCGTAACAGATTCAAGGCTAAAAATTGAAATCGGCAATCCAGAAAACAGGGAAGACTTATATAACGGCTTTGACGCTATGGTATTACCAAGACGATATGCAGGGTTATGTTTGCCAATGAATGAAGCGTTGCTTTCTGGTTTACCCGTTTTTATGACAAACGTTTCTCCTAATAATCAGATCTTGCCACAGGACTGGTTGGTTGATTCAGAATCTATAGGAACGATTAAAACAAAGGTTAGAATAAATTTATTTGAAGCAAACAATATTTTGTTAGCACAGACAATTGATAAGTATATGTCCATCAATGATAAAACTAATTATAAACAACAGGCTTATGACCTAGGATTTAACAACTTTGCACCAACAATACTTAAAGACAAATACTTAGAACTTATCTCTCAAATTTAGTCTTTTTATTAAATTTATCTTTAAGAATTTTATTAAATATATTATTAAAGGAACTGTCTGCACTAGACAAATAAGTGTGGCTATCTATGTTTAAATTATAAGACTTAAGAACTAATGGTCCAGAAGTATAAACCTTTACATCCTGCATCTCTGTACCACCAACCTCAAATTTATTTCCGTATATAGATCTCCATAAAAATTGATCAATAAGTTCTAAGATTATTTTTAATTTTTCTTTTTCCATAATCATAGGAACGTGAAGTTCATAATCTAGCGGATTTTCAAAACCCAAGGCCTTAAGTTTTTTATATGTTCCTGAAAGTTTTCTGGTGTATTGAGAGTTGCCATTTAGTTTTTGATATAGGTTTATTTTATTTAATAAGTAACCGCCATGAAAGTTTTCTATTTTGTCTATTTTTTTAATAATATAAAAGTCATCATTCATTAAAACAAATGATTCTGATATCTGATCTGAAGTAGAAATTGTTTTTAAATTTTCTACAGCATTTTTATATTTTGATTCTTTTTGCTCTACATTTATATAATTGCCTACATACCAATCAGGTTTACCACCAACCACCCATATGTTTGAATCTGGAAAACTTTCAATGACAGATCTAATAGAATACTTTAACTCTTCGTTAATGCCTTCTTTACATATGTATACAAAGTCCATAATTCCCCCGCTGTAAAAAATAAAGAGGGCAAGTTTTTAAGTTTGCCCCCTTTATCAAAAACAAACTACTTTTTCTTAGCAGCCTTCTTTTTTGCTGGAGCCTTCTTAGCAGGTACAATCTTGCTAAGTGCATCCGAAATTGCACCTGTATCTGGCAATACGCCAAATGCTTTGTCATTTGGATTTAACGCTCTCAATGCAACGGGCGCTATAGCAGCAACTAGTGCAGCCCATAGATCTTTTGGATCTGTTACGCCAGCCATGTAAAGTGCAAACACTGCGCCAAGGACAGATCGTCCGTATGATGCAAGCATTGCCTTTGTCTTATCGTTTAGTAAGTTATTCATTATTCCTCCTAGGATATAATTTGTGTTAGTGTTTTATAGCCAATCCATAGACCAATAATTCCTGCGACTCCCGCAAAAACTGGTGGTGCTGGTACTGGCAATTTGAATGCAGCGAACACGACACCACATCCAAAACCTGTAATAATTGATAGTGTTATTTCTTTCATTAGTTGTATTCTTTTCTTGACCAAATTTGTTTTTTATATCCATCGGTCATAAATCTACGAACAGAATACCAAATCTTTTTATTATATGATTCATTATACTTGCCCTGTTCAGAATTCCAAGTATCTCTTTTTATAAACAACATTTGATATATTGGAGTCCCTGCTGGTATTAATCCAGAAAAACCCTTTTTAATTACAAACGGTATTGGACCTGCTAGTGGCCAACCATCTGTATCAATAATTCCATTATGCGTTATAAAGGGTAGATCAAACCTATTTGCTGGATGAAAGTAAAAAGTGCTGTAACCAGGAGGAGTTTTTGGTTCCCAAAATGTATTCCAGTGAAATTCTGTTTTATAGTATCCAGAAAAGTGTGGCATTGAGTTTGAAGATCTTGTGTCTTCTCTTCTTGTAGACAATGGTCTAAAATCACCACTCCATCTATAATTAATTACTGGATCATCCTCTTCCGTATTGCAATCAATATATACATCACACGGAAGTTCTTGTGTATAACCCGAAGTTAAAGAGTCTAGGAATGGCATACACTTTTTTGCAGTATAGTCACTTCCAAGCCCATCAATAGTTTTTACCTCAATTGGCATATTTTTAAACCAATCTGGGATATATTTTTTGCTTGATTGTGGTCTTGGAATACAAATTTCAGTGTCTTTATCTTTTGGTATAAATAATACCTTGTTGCTTTTTAATTTCATTTAGTATTGTTTTCTGGTAAAAGTGCTAAAAGTTTATCAGAATAGTTGTCCAAACCTTTATCTTTTAGTTCTTCTGAAACCTCTTTGATTGTTTTTTGTGACTGCTCAATATACTCAAAAGCCCAATCCCTAGAATCAGAAAGGAATTTAATAAAGTTTTCTTTATGAACTGAGTCAGCAGACATACCCATGCTGTTCTTTATTTGGGAGGTTAATTCTTCAAGTGCCTTGTTTTTTATAAAAAGTTCAGCCATTAAAAGGTTAGATTTTTTTAGTTTGTCAAAGGTAGCCCAATAGGCTATGCCAAAGGAAAAGGACAGGGTAGCAAAAAATACAACAAGCGTCATTTCCATAATAACTATTGTACTCTATCTCTAACGGCATGAGTTGCCCAATAGTATAAACATTTATCACAACAAGGTTTGTTATATTCACTAATAGTATCCTTATAGAACTCAGCATAGTAAATAGGATCTTTACGATAAAGATTGGCTCTATGGGTAATATTGACACGATTTACATGAGGTGGCTTACTCCAGACTGGCTTATCAGTACCCCACAGATGCCTAGAAACGGCCTCTAGAGCCTCTATATTAGCCTCATTGCCATCTGTCCTAATGCCCCTAAGCCTAGCCTCTTTAATCATGGCATTTGTATATGTGCGTAATGACTTTTCAGCATTTTTCCACATAAGTACTGCTGGATGGTTGCGCCAAGCACCAGAAGGTGATTTGCCAGATAGCACCTTTAGTATTTGATAAGATTCTAATATCTGTTTATTTAATCTTTTATTATCTAACATTTCTGCACATTGATCGTAATCTTTGTATGGTAAAAAGGTTTGCATTAATCTTCTTCTACATCAAAAATATCTAAGTCAGATATTCTTTTTAGATTGGATGCTGCCCAAAGCGTTACGGCAGTTAAGAAAGATAAGGTTATTAGTATTAATATTTTTGTTTTCTTTTTCATATTGCTATCATTGCTCCACATCTTGTACAGGCGTTATAACTTTTTCCAGTTCT